TACTTTTTTCAGAAGTAATAAATCGGTGGTTACAAAGGTTACAATGGTTACAAAACAAAAAATAAAAAAATAAAAATAAATATATATATATATATCAACAACTTACGGAAACCCACCAAAACACACTGTTACCTTTTTACCAAAAATGAAAAAGTCACGAAGGTTACAGATGGTCAGTTAGTCAAACGCGTTTCACAAAGTGGCGGGATGGGCGTACGCACCGTACGCCTTCGATCCTAGAAGCAGCAAGCCATGAGGGAACTGGTTTCGCACGGCGTACGCGACGTACGCCCTAGGTTTAAAAAGCGGTTGGAGAGGCCCGAGCAGCAAGCCATGAGGGAACTGGTTTCGCGCAGCGCGTCACGCCTAAAGCAGCAAGCAATGAGGGAACTGGTTTCTTCGGGCATAAAAAAAGCCCCGAACATTTCTGCTCGGGGCTTTGTATTTAGAAGTTACTTGGACTTATTACCGTCCTCGACTTCTCTCTCAAGTTCTGTGAACTTGGTTTTCGCTTTCGGGCATGATGCTATCGCATCGTCGATGACCGCTCGGATCATACTCAGTCGCTGGCCTTGCTGTACCGTTGGCTCAGTGAGCTTCTGGTAAGCGACTAGGCGAGGATGTAATGCCTCGACATCGCGCTGTTCCATTGTCCGAGGCTTTCGCTCAACCTTTTTCTTAGCGCCTTTGGAAGCTTTGTTCCAGTGGCTCATAAGCTTGGCCAGTAGTCTGGCTTTCTTAGCGCGTATCTTACCGCGGAGCGCCTTATATGTTGCGCCTTTGTACTCAGCGGTCTGCTTAACATCGCTATTGATAAACTTGGTCAAGTCTGGATCACCGTAGGACTGAAGCGCCGCCTGAAACAGTTGGTCATCGTAGTCCTGAATATTGGTGGCATTGATCTTAGCTTTGCTAAGCGCCGCCAATAGCTTGGTGAACGTAGATTCAAGACCGTCAGCATACTGAAAGTAAGTGACACAAAGGGTAAAAGCAGTAGACGTTAAAGTCTGCATAGTTGTTCTCCTGAACAAAGTTAAAGAAATACGTTTCAGTAACTGCGAAACGTGGAGCTATCTTAGCAACTAGGCCGGAACAATCTACCCCATAGTCCCTTTTGATTTACTTTATTTCCCTTTTAGGGCGTACGGTGCGTACGCCTTGCTTTATATATGGCAGGCGGGGTATGCCCCCCACCACCCCCCACCCCCCGCTCGCGTATCGCGGTACCATGCGTGTGCGTATACAAACTATTACGCGTCAACAAATCACAAATCCTAGTAAATACGCGGGATGTGCAGGAGGGGCAAGTCGTGCAGGTAGTGCAAAGCTAACACTTATCCAAACTTGTTTTTTATATGTCTGTACGGTTATGACGGTTTTTACAGTTATACAAGTTATCCGTAGAAACACTTACCCAAACTTGTTTTTGCGCAGTTGCGCAAATTACCCCCTATTTACCAAACTTATTAAGGATCGAAACCATTTAAAGCTACCTAAACTTGTTACCCCCACCCCCTTCTTTTTATAGCCGCTCCAGATTCGACCCCACCCCCTCCATATAGGAAACACCCCCCGTTATGGAACCAGCTTTACTTTTCTCTTTTTTATCCTATACTTGCCGAATCCGACTTAGCAGTCTGCGAAAGGTGTTTACATAATGGCGCTAGCCATAGTCCCCGAATTTGGGATAGAGATTCCAGAGCATTTGAGCTACATGGACTTGCGTGCCCGTGCTGAAGCGGCGTGCGAGACAATAAAAGAGCTTGAAGCACACGGCTTGGAGATCAATCCTACCGAAGAAGACAACGATATAGCCGCCTCGCTCCTGACTTCCTACGCTGAAGACATGGAGAAAACCTCCAAAACCGTTACCAATGGCCGCACATCCGAGATGACACCGGCCTCTCTAGTCCAAACCAACGCTATATTGAAGGAGTTTGGGCAGCTTATAGCTACTCACGCCGCCGAAGTGCGTAACACGGTAGTAAATAAACTCATTTTGGAGACAGAAAACCCCGACGGGCGCATCCGAATACGTGCTTTGGAGCTGTTGGGTAAGATGACGGACGTAGGATTGTTCACAGAGCGCAAGGAAATCACGGTTACACACCAGAATGCGGACGAATTGCGTGAAAAACTGCGGGAAAAGTTGGAAGTCCTGAAGAAAAACGCGGATGGAGTGTATGAAGCGGTAGAAACCGACGAAAAATGAACTCTGCCGTACTAACAGACCTGAATCCTGCACCCCCACCACCCGATTTTACTGCGGAAGAGCTTGATCTCCTCCTACAGAACATAGATACCTACACCGCCGAAGAGCAGGCGGAGATATACAAGATAGTCGAGGAGCTAGAGGCCCGGAAAAGAGCTGAAGCCTGCTATAAAGACTTGATTGAGTTCTGCAAACTCATGCAGCCAGACTATAAAGTAGGTAAACATCATCGAATGTTGGCCGATCTATTGATGGAGATCGAGCAAGGTAAAGAGTACGACAACGAAGGAAACGAGCTACCGGAGACAGGGAAAGACAGGATTTGCGTCAATATACCTCCACGCCACGGCAAGTCCCAGTTAGTCTCCATTTATTTCCCAGCGTGGTTTTTGGGGCGCAATCCGGATAAGAAGGTCATGATGGTGTCCCACACTACCGACCTCGCCGTGGATTTTGGCCGTAAGGTACGTAACCTCATTGGCACCGACGAATATAAACAAGTTTTTCCTAACGTGTCCCTAGCCATAGACAGTAAGTCGGCAGGGCGTTGGAATACCAATATGGGCGGTGAGTATTACGCCTGTGGTATAGGCAGTTCGATAGCAGGTCGTGGTGCCCACTTATTGTTAGTTGATGACCCCCACTCAGAACAAGATGTGTTGAACGGGAACTTTGAGGTTTTTGATAAAGCCTACGAGTGGTTCACCTACGGTGCGCGTACACGTCTGATGCCCGGTGGGCGGGTGGCTATCATACAAACAAGGTGGCATCTGGACGATTTGACGGGTCGGGTAGTGCGCGATATGGCACATAACGACCAAGCAGATAAGTACGAGATAGTGGAATTTCCGGCTATTTTAGAGGTAGAGCGGGAAGTAGAAGACCCAGAAACCGATAAAACTATCTCCAAACTCATCGAAAAACCCCTCTGGCCGGAGTTTTTTAACCTCCGTGCCCTGCACCAAACCAAGGCTTCGATGCCGCTTTTCCAGTGGAATGCCCAGTATCAGCAGAAACCCACTGCGGAAGAGGCGGCTATTGTGAAGCGTGAGTGGTGGAACGAGTGGGTCGAAGAGAACCCCCCGCCTTGTGAATACATGATAATGACCTTGGACGCCGCAGCCGAGAAGAACAACCGTGCTGACTTTACGGCGTTGACCACATGGGGTGTGTTCTATAACGAGGAAGAAAACCGGTACGAGATAATCCTGCTCAACAGCATTAAAGAACGCTTGGAGTTCCCTGAACTTAAAAAGCTAGCTTACGAAGAATATCTGGAGTGGGAGCCGGATGCGTTCATCGTGGAGAAAAAGAGTAGCGGCACCCCACTGTATCAGGAAATGCGCCGGATGGGTCTGGTGGTGCAGGAGTTCACACCGCACCGTGGCACGGGCGACAAGATAGCGCGTTTAAATTCTGTAGCTGATATAGTACGGTCTGGACTTTGTTGGGTTCCACAAACACGTTGGGCAGAAGAAGTTGTAGAGGAGATCGCTGGGTTTCCTTTTATGTCACATGACGACTTGGTGGACTCTACCGTGATGGCACTTATGCGGTTCAGGCAGGGTGGGTTTATCACTCTCCCGACAGATGAGAAGGACGAGGTGCAATACTTCAAACAACGTAGAGGCGGGTATTATTAGTGCTGGACGAGAACTCAAAGAGCTGGATAACGAGAAATATGTCTCTGTTCAGCCCGGAGGTCAAACAGCAAGCCTTGGGTAGACTAGCTATCTGTAAGGATTGCTCAGAATTAACGCCAAAACTAAACAGGTGTAAACAGTGTGGGTGCTTGATGCCTGCTAAAGTTTTTCTAAAAAACGCCCAATGCCCCATAAGTAAATGGGGACAGATGGAAGGTGTCTAATTATGGCTGTTGAAAAAAGTGTATACACAACCCCAGAAGGTATGGAGGTTGAAGAAGAGACCGCAGAGATGGAGATCGGCATCGTCAATCCTGACATGGTGACTCTGGACGACGGTAGTGTTGAGATCGCATTGGTGCCTGAAGCCGGTCTGGAAGAGACAATGGGCGCGCCGTTCGATGCGAACCTCGCAGAATATCTTGATGATGGCACCTTGACAGAGCTGTCGTCAGAGCTTATAGGTCATGTTGAGGCCGACACATCCAGCAGAAAAGAATGGGCAGACTCGTTTGTAAAGGGGTTGGATGTGCTCGGCTTCAAATACGAAGAGCGGGTTGAGCCGTGGGAAGACGCCTGTGGTGTGTACTCCAACGTCCTAGCTGAAGCCGCTATCCGCTTCCAAGCCGAAGCGATGAGTGAAACTTTCCCAGCCGCTGGCCCTGTCAAGACCAAGATACTTGGAGAAGTAACCAAAGAGAAAGAAGACGCCGCCCTCCGAGTCCGGACAGACATGAACTACGAACTTACCGATGTCATGGTTGAGTATCGTCCGGAACATGAAAGGTTGCTTTACAGTCTTGGTCTTGCAGGGTCTGCGTTTAAAAAGGTTTATTTCGACCCCAATCTTGGCAGACAGGTTGCTATCTATATCCCCGCCGAGGACATGATCGTCCCATACGGCGCGTCTAACATAGAGACAGCCGAGCGCGTTACCCACGTAATGCGTAAAACAAAGAACGAACTCATCAAATTACAGGCGGCTGGCTTCTACCGAGAAGAAGAACTAGGCGATCCTGTCTCCTATCACACCGATATAGAGGAGAAAAAAGCAGAGGAAGGGGGGTACACCCTCAACGCTGACGACCGTTATACGGTCTTAGAAGTCCACGCAGACCTCATTATTGACGAAGTTGACCAAGAAGAAGACGGTCTACAGATAGCAAAACCCTATGTCGTGACCATTGAGCAGGGCACAGGGACTGTATTGGCTATCCGTCGTAACTGGAATCCGGACGATCCGTTGATGCTCAAGCGTCAACATTTTGTCCATTACTCTTATGTACCGGGTTTTGGCTTCTATGGCCTTGGTTTAATTCACATTATTGGTGGATATGCTAAAGCTGGAACCTCCTTGATACGTCAATTAGTTGACGCTGGTACACTTTCAAATCTACCGGGGGGCTTGAAGTCCCGTGGTTTACGGGTCAAAGGAGACGATACCCCCATCGGCCCCGGCGAGTTCCGTGATGTGG